TGGGGTGAGCTATCTGAAACGCGTTGCGGACGTGAATGCAGTTTATCAGCAATGGGCAAGGTCGGGTCTCTCGAACAGAGAGATCTGGCGCAGATATATCTATCCCGAGTACGGTATCAGTGAGCGAACCTTTTATTATATGCTGAAATATGATGTAAGCGTAAAAAAAGACTGCCCTGCTTCTCCCCGTCCACTTTTGTTGTTTGATTTCGACGATGAGCAAGAATGATTTGGTACATGTGTTCGCTCGGATACTGCGGGATGTACAGATAGAACTGAAGGAGGAGTTCGACAGGAACTTCGAACGTCAGGGTTTCTTTTCTGAAAGGTGGGCAAGGCGACGTAGTCCCTTACGTCCTGGGCGAGCAACGTTGGTAGACACAGGTGGCTTGCGGCGCAGTGTTCAGAGCAAAATCACCAGCGGTGGCGTGACGTTCTATTCTGCACACCCTGCAGCAGACATTCATAACGAGGGTGGCGAAATTAAAGTAACCGCCCGTATGAAGCGCTACTTTTGGGCCCGACATTATGCGGCTGTGGGTGGCTTCGGACGAAAGAAAAACGGTGAACTGCGAGGCGACAAGCGTACCCGACAGTTGAGCAGTGAGGCAGCGTTTTGGAAGTACATGGCTTGATGCGCGTAGGCAGCGTGATACACATTCCTCGGCGGCAGTTCCTTGGTGCCTCGCCCGAAGTTGAAAAGGCTGTGTCGGCAATCATCGAGCAAAATTTAGAGGAATATTTTAACAACGAATTTAAACTAAAAAAGTGAAAATATGAAATTTCCATTTATCAGAAGAAGTAAGGTGAGTCGTATTGTAACTGAAGAACTTGATGTACTCCGCAGCCGACTTTACGATTGCAGGATAGAGATACTCATGTTCTCTGATGACGGCTGCCCTGTCGAAGACGGCAAATTATTACTGTCGAGTACCTGTGATGAGATTGAACGTATACTAACAACAATAAAAACAAGGATAAAACAATGAGAAAGGAACTCTATGCAGCTATCAAGGCGGCAATGGAAAAGATTGAAGCAGTGAAGCACGTCGACCTTTGGAACCACAATGTTGAGTTCATCGAACAAGAAGAGGGCTGGGAACGTCCAGCGGTGTTCGTGGAATTCGGTCCTATTGCGTGGCAGCCCTACGTGGGTGGCGGCTATCGTGGTGAAGGCAGCGTGCGGCTACACGTCGTGACGGACTGGATGGAGGGCGGACAGGAGGTTGCTTGGGCCTTGATTGCCCAAATTCGCGCGGCTATGGAGAGCGTGGATGGCGAAAGCTTTCACGGCCTGAGGCTCACAGAAACCGTGACCAATCACAACCACGAGGATATTTTGGAGAGTATTGAGGGATATGCCGTGAAAGGTGTATTATAAGCAGCGTATCATTCAGGAAAAAGCCTGCCGGCATGGAGACCGACAGGCTTTTTTTGATAAAATATGAAAAAATATTATCTGTTTTATTGTTTGTATTGAAATAATGATTATATTTGCAGCAGATAAAGCATTGAAGGAATGGCACCCTGGCATTTGAGTCCTAACCGCCGCCCTCGGTGTAACGATATTAGCGCATTGGGAATGATGACCTGGCAATTGAGTCCTAACTATCGCCCAATGCGTTTTTTACATATCATTTATAGAATACAGGAAATGTGTTATACGGATAAATCCATTGTCTTTCCTATCAGCTTTCCTTGCCACATTCAATCTTACCTTTTTCCCTCTGATTTCTCCTTCGAAATAATAGAAACGGTCAACGCCGTCTGTTCTTGGATGCGTCAGCGGTGAGGATTCTATAAATGTAGCCTTGCGCAACACTTTATCTAAAGAAGCCAAATCGTCCTTTTCCAGCACCTTTGACCTGCCGAACGTATCGGAGAAGAGGTGTTTGTTGCCGTAAGTAGAGAAACCTACCTTAATCGTTCCATCTTCTATCGGCTTTTCATGCTTCACCTTAAGCAGCGGTTCCATTTCGTGCAAGTAATGTATGCGCTCAATGGCTCGCTCCGATTTTGTCTTATCCCCATAGCATTGTCTTACCAACCGGCACGCAGCACACAACTCATTATCGGGCACAAAGGCGAGAGTCGCTTTCCCCTTGGCAAGGTCGCAGTCGTTACAACGGCGTATGCTGTAGGGGTTGTAGTCGGGCATGGCCTTGCCCTGCTTGCCAGGATTGAAGCGGAACATGCCGCGCGTGTCGTTAGCCAAGGCCTCGGCCCCACGCCTGTAGGCTTCCTCGTGCGGTGTCTCGGGATATTTCGTCTTGCGCACCTGCACCACCGTACAACGGCAGTTCCACCCGTTGGGCGGATAGTAACTGTCCCAAAACGCATCGCTGAAAGGCAGCGTCGTGCCGTTCAAGGCAGCGTGCTCGGGGCGCACATGATCATCGCCCACCGTGCGGTATTGCAAGTTGTAACGGTCACCGTCCTCGGCAAACGTCTCCCACTTCGCCGCCATCCCAGCCGAAGCATGTGCAAAGTTATATTCTGCACGCAGGTAGTGCTCGTTATAGGTTTTGTCCACCTTTTGAACGTCATTAAAAAAGCGTTCAAACGACTTGCGATTGCCGTTCTCATCGACCAAGGAAGGGAACGCCTCGTTCAGTTCATGAAAGGTCTTGAGTCCCGAGAAAACATAGGTGGAATGCTCTAAGCTATCGCGCATGGTGGCCGACATCTTCGTTTGCTCAAAAGCACTATTCAACACATCGGCATGTGTTTCGATAAAGGCCTGCGCCTCCTTGGAGGTGATGATATTGATATCAAGCGATGCTCCCTTCTGCTTAAAAAGGCCTTTCATCATCGACTTGAACGCAGCGCGAAGCTGTTCCTGTTGCTTCGGGTCTATCTTTTTTGCTGATAAAGCACAGCAATGCTCACCGGCGAGCAACGCTTCATAACGACTGTGCAGCCCCACATAGGCAGCGGGGCTTAGTCGAAAAAAGACGACCCCTCCCCAGCCCTCCCCCAAGGGGAGGGAGAATTCCACGACATTTTCTTTTTACCGCCCGTTTCTTCTCCCTCTCCTTGGGGGAGGGTCAGGGTGGGGTTCCTTCTTTCCCCCACGGGCATGGCATACTTCTCGGCGAAATATGCCGGGTCAACGTCATAGCGGTCGGCAATCATCGACTCATAGGCCACCTGCTGCTCTGGCGTGTAGTCAATGGCGTCGTTCCAATCGAAGCGGCACCCCGCGAGTGGGAACTTATGTGCACCATGCGCGGCAGCAGCTGGTTGTTGATGACGTCACGCAGCATGTCGGCATCACCCTCGACGAGGTTCTGAAGCACCTGCAGGTGCGTCTGGCTCTGCGACAGCGAAGAACCGTCCTCTATGGTCATTGTCTGCCCGATGATGAGTTTTGAGATTTCGGAGTTGGCCCTACTGACACGCTCGTTATACACATGATAGGCATCGGCCTTCGTGGACTCGACGAACTCGAGTTCAGTATCAAGCGGCATCACGGCCGTCTGTGACGCACCTGCATCAATGAGCATCCTGTGGAGTCTGTCAATCTCCTTCTTGTCGCGCGAAGAGGTCTTTGCGATGCGCATGGGCATGCCGAAAATCTCCCCGAACGTATCCCAAAACGCGAGCATGTTCTTCTTCGGTATAGTGTGCAGCGTGGCTTTCAGGAGCAGTCCGAGGTCGTAAGGCTTGCCCGCCTCGATGAGCGAAGGGGCCACAGCCGGTGAATGGTAGTCTATGCCTGCACGCCAGTCCTGTCCGAGCTGCATGATGACGCGACTGTATTCAGGAATGACGTGCTTGCGGGGAATGAGCCTCACGCAGTCGTAGGTCATGGCAGCCGTTCCTGTGCCGATGATATCGCCCAGCTCAATGAGCGAATGCCCCCAATAGCGAGAATCAAGTACATACTGACAAAAATCCTTGAACCACGCGTGGTCGAAGTAGTCGAGCAGTTCAGGTTTGTCCTCTCCTTTGTCATCTACAATCTTGAACGACTTTGCCATGACGAAGCCCTCGCGTTGCCGGATACACCCTGACAAATGCCCGTCGGCATCGGTGTCACGGTAGATGTCGTAGAGCGGACTGCGGTTGGGGTTGTCGATGTTGATCGCTGCCTGCCACGCACGCCGCCAGTCGGCGATGTCCTTTCGCGTGAGGGCGTCGGTGGTCTGTTGAAGCTGCATGATGACGTGCTTCACGCGCGCCTTTTCATCGTCCTTGGCAAGGTTGAAGGTGCCGTAAGGGGTGCGAAGTATGTGGTCATTGTCACGGCCACGAAGCGAGGAAAAAATATCTCTGATATTCATAGAAATTACTTTAATGGGTTATTACCAGTTATGTCTGAGGGGCTTTTGTGAATGCCACACTACGCCCGTCCCGGAAGGTTCGCCCGTTGCGGCATCCGTGGCCACGGGAAGCGCGGGAATAATCTTTCCCGCCTGTACACCCTCAAGCCATTTAATCGCCCGCTCGTAGCGTTCCTTTCGGATTTCACTGCCCATCTTTTGGGGCATGGCGGCCGTCATGTGGTAGAGTGCGATGTCGCAGGCATACATGACGATGAGCCGGTTGCGGTTATCACCTTCAGCTTTGAACGTGGCCTCGGTGTCGTATACAGGGCGTAGGTACCCTGCAATCTCCTCCATGGCCTCTCGCTCGGCGTTAGCCGTATGTCGGCTGAGGTCTGCGAAACAACTTTTAAAGCGGCTTCGCCGATTACTACCCGATAGTCTTCATCTGTTACAAACATAAGCTACAATGTTATATATAATGCTTTACGTTCGATGTCGGCGGCGGTCATTCCCTTGCGGAATACTCCGCCTGCGACGAACTTTTTGATATCTTGTTTGGAAATGACTTCAAGTCTTCCCTTGATTACGATGACCATGTACTTGCGGTGCGTAATGTGACGCAGATAGTCCGCTTTCCTGACTGCACGCTTGAACTTCCAAGCAAAAATGATGTCTTTAATCAATTTTTTCATTTTACCAACTGTTTTTTGAGGTTTGTCTTTTACTGAATTGTGGCTGAAAACTTTCCTGCCGCGTGGTGCGCTGCAACTGCCAGATTGCACCCTCGTCTGCGTCGGGGGCATCATCGTTGCCGCTCATGCCCTTTTCGAATGCCAGCGTCTGCGCAATGCCCGCCTGCATGTCCGGGTCTTCTTTCTGCGAAAGGTCATAGAAAACAAAACCACGCTCCCATAGCGGGCTGATAGCTTCCACGCGCTGGAATTTGTCCGGCTTCTTGCGCTTGTCGCCCGTGATGGGTAGCTGATAGCCGCGTTGGGTGCCCTCTATTGTGAAATCATCAAGGATGATGTCCTGCATGAAGCTGGCCTCCATCATGAAGCGGATAGAGATATTCTTTTCAAGACTCCACTCGTAAAGGTCGTAGCACCAGCGTACGAGTTCTGCCACAGATGCCTTCCTGACAAAGGCCCGCAGATGCCACAGTTGCCACTTATATTTACCCCACAGCTTCGCCGCCTTGGTATCATTTGTCTTCTTGCTTTTCCACGACGGGTCTATATAGAGTACGAGTTCGTCAAAGTCGCGCCATGCCGGGTGCTTGGCATATTTAATCCATTCCTGCTTGAAGACCGTACCTTCAGTGATGGGGTTGTGCATCATTTCCTTTTCCCATGCGCGGTAGCCCACGAACTCAGCATAAGTACGGGCCTCCTCTTTTGTCCACTTTTCGCGCCATGTAGGGTTGCCTTCACTGTCGACGGCCTTCACCTCAGACACATGTACGCCTTTGGTCTTGCAGATGTCAGCCAGTACCGAGGTCTTTGAGATAAGGTTTCCCACCATGATAAAGCGTCCACGGCCTACGTCAAGTGCACCGAAAAGGGCTTCCTTCACCCAGTCCGTCATCTCGCGCACGCGGCGTGGGTTACGGCAAAGTTCATCATCATCGAGGTCGTCGATGACGATATAGTCCGGGCGTGACTCACGCTTTCTCAAACCACGCGGTGACTGCCCACGTCCACACGCCAGGAAATGCACTCCGTCCTTAGTGGTGAACTCCCCTTCTGTCCAGTCGCCCATTGACATCTGTTTTCCATAATCGGCGATGATACGCTTGTTGTATTGGAGCTCCGCCTGAATGTCACCAAGGAGTCGGTTTGCACTGTCCTCGGACTTGCCGACAACGACCATGAAGTCAATCAGGCGTTTAGGCTGGAACATCAGCCACAACGGTGTAAAAATGTCCATATGCGTGGACTTAGCGTGTCCACGCGGCCACTTAAACACCGCTTTTAAATTAGGCGTGTTCTTCACTTTCAGTGCAGCAGCATTGTGAAAGGGTGCATTGTGTACGATGCGCACGACTTCACCAGTGACTTTGTCACGCTGTTGCAGGAAATGCGGGAAATAATACTCGCAAAAGGCGGCATAGTCCTTTTGCAGTCTGCGGATACGCCGCTCTTTCTCGACGGCCGTCTCGCGGACGAGGCTCTTCGTGTCTGTGATGCTCTGTATCTGCCGGCAGTGTTCCTGCCACTCCAGCTGCATCTGTTTGAGTTCTGCAATCGTAGCCATACTTGTTGTGTATTATAATGTAGACGGGTTCTGCATACGCTCCATGAGGAACTTATTCTGATACTTGTTAATCGCCTTGATGAGTTCGGGGGTAATCTCCGGGTCGTAGGAGGCTTGGTCCTGTATCCACCGGTTAAATGCCATAAACACTTCTATAGCGTCGATGACATTTGCCTTCTTATCAAGTTTCTCAATTGTTGATGAGAGCTTGGACAGCTTGTCAGCTAATGAACCGACAAGTGTAGGATCATTCGATTTATTCACATTCTCTATCATTCCGTCAATGGTGAGCAAGAGTTTGTTCACTAATTCAGGACGCGAGATATTCTTTGCGGCACGCGCTTCCTTCCACCCCTCGCTATTCACCCACCTTGAGATGGTTATACGCGAGACTTCTACCTTTTCGGCAATCTCATTCTGCTCCATTCCCGAGAGATAGAGTGACCGGGCGAGCGATTTTTTCTTTTCAGTTTCTTTTGTCATTTCGCTATAATAATGTTTGAATTATGCCTGCAAAATTGGTCTAAAATATTGACACTTAAAAGAAAGTGTGCAATGCTTGCATACTATACTGCAATGCTTGCACTGTTATTTGCTCTGCTGTGGATTAACTTGTAATATTGCAGCATCAAATTTTACAAAACAATGGGAAAAAGAGTAAGAATTTCTAATGAAAGCCTGAACTGCTACGGCTTTCGCGTACTGACAGCAGGCATTGATGTGGAACAGTACAAGCGAAACCCCGTACTTTTATATATGCATGAGCGCGGCAATGTGGTGGGCTACGTGAAAGACCCGAAGGTGGAGAATGATGAGATAACGGGAGAACTGATGTTCGACTGCGCTTCGGAACAGAGTGAGCGCTGTCAGAAGCAGTTCGAGTTCGGCAGCCTTCGAATGGTCAGTGCAGGGCTTGAGATTATTGAGACCAGCGAAGACCCTACAATGCTTGTACCCGGACAGACTCGTCCGACGATTACGAAGAGTCGCCTCATCGAGGTGAGCGTGGCCGATGTGGGGGCCAATGACGATGCAATCGTACTGGAAAAAGACGGGAAGCGGATAACTTTAAGTAAGGACGGAACCTGCGGGCTCCCCCTTATCAATCAAAATAACAATCAAAATCAAGAAGACATGGAACAGAAAGTCATTGCCCTGCAGTTGGGGCTGCCGGAAACGGCAACGGAGAAAGAGATTAACGAGAAGCTGGCACAGCTGACGGCCGTGCAGCAGGAAAACGACACCTTAAAGGCGGAGGCACAGAAGCTCACAGAAGCGCGTATTGCGCAGTTGGTTGACAATGCTATCGCTGAAAAGCGTCTTGACGCGCAGCATAAGGAACAGTTTGTGGAGCTGGGCAAGAAGATCGGTACCGAGGAGTTGGAAAACACCTTGCAGGCTATGAAGCCACAGGTGAAGCTGTCTTCAATGCTTGGGCATCATGGAAGTGCCCCTGTATCAGATAGTGAAAAGACCTACACGAAACTCAGTGAAGTACCGGCTGACGAACTTGTGAAGCTGCGTGCCGAGAACGTGGAGGAGTACAAGAAGCTCTACGAGGCAGAGTACGGCATGAAATGCGAACTTTGAAAGGCAAAGAAATAAAAGTAAGAAAGTAAAAGTAAAAAAATGAGTAACATGAAGAGATTAGTTATGAAATTAATGATTGCATTGCTGGTCAATGTGGTTGTAGGAGGTTTGATAGCCTTAGCTGTAGGCGTTGCGCCCTGGATAGGTGCGGTGGCATTGAATGTGATTGCCATTGCCGTAGGTGCATGTCTGCCCAAGGATGCCCTGCGTGCAGGTGTCTTTACAGAAGTGTGGACGGGCGAGTTGGTAAAATCGCTGCGTGGTGGGTTGGAAGGCTCGTGGCTGGACGGCGTTCCCGACCAGAGCAGCATCGTGAACAACGACGTCATTCACTTGGTAGACGTAGGTGTGGACCCTGATGTGCTTATCAACAACACGACCTATCCGATTCCAACGCAGGCCTTGTCCGACAAGGATATCGCCGTGAAGTTGGATAAGTTTCAGACCAAGGTGACCCCTATCACCGACGATGAACTCTATGCGGCTTCCTACGACAAGATGGCTCGCGTGAAGGAATCACATGGTAATGCCATTAACGACTCTAAGTTTACAAAAGCCGCTCATGCCCTCTGTGCACAGCAGGATACCGCTAAGACCCCAGTGCTGAAGACCACGGGTGAACGTGATGCCACGACAGGGCGTCTGCGTCTGACAATGGCCGACGTGGTAGCATTGAAATCTGCAATGGATAAATTGGGGGTTCCTGCTGAGAACCGCCGACTGGTACTCTGTCCGGATCATGCAAACGACCTGCTGCTCGCCAGTCAGACCTTCCGCGAGCAGTACAATATCGACCGCGCTACGGGTAAGGTGGGCAAACTCTATGGCTTCGATGTCTATGAGTATGCCAATACGCCGCTCTACACACAGGCAGGAAAGAAGAAGAACCTGGGCGTGGCTGCCGGGGACGGCGAGTTCAACTGCTCGTTCGCATTCTACACACCGCGCGTCTTCAAGGCGACAGGCTCGACGAAGATGTACTACAGCGAGGCAGCAACCGACCCTGAGTACCAGCGCAACAAGATCAACTTCCGACACTACTTCCTCTGCATGCCCAAGAAGGAAGATGCCGGCGTAGTGATGATGAGCGGATATAAGGCTTCTTAATCGTAAGAATTGAATGAGCAAGCCAATGCAATATCTCGTTATCCACTGCACGGCCACCCCCGAGGGGCGTGAGGTGAGCGCGGACGAAATACGCCGCTGGCACACTGCGCCCCCTCCTGCAGGCCGTGGTTGGAAGCAGGTAGGCTATACAGACATGGTGCACTTGGACGGAAGCGTGGAGCGACTCGTTAATAACAATGAGGACGCACAGGTGGACTCATGGGAGGTGACCAACGGTGCTGCAGGCTATAACAGCGTGAGCCGACATATTGTATATGTGGGGGGCTGCGACAAAGCCGGGAAGCCGAAAGATACGCGCACCGAGGCGCAGCGCGAAGCGTTGAAACGCTATGTGGAGGACTTCCACGCGCGGTTCCCGCAGATCCATATCGTGGGGCATCATGAATTGAATCCCGGCAAAGCATGTCCGAGTTTCGATGTTCCAACTTGGCTGCGCTCGATAGGCATCCGACAAGTTTAACGATAAAAACCAACGACAATGGCAGAGACTATATTCCAAATCCTGCAATGGGCTATCCCTTCGGGCGGTATCGGTGCTGCCATTGCCTGGATTGCGAACCGCCGCTTAAGGACGGTGGAAGAAAAGAAGAAAGTGGAAGACACCTACAAGCAGATGTACGATATGGTGAGTGCTGAACTTGTAGGTCTTCATAAACAAAACCGCATCAATTATGAGAAAATGGAAGAACTCCGCGGCGAGAACGACAAGACACGCCGTGCCCTCAACCGCCTCTCGCGGGCTATCGAGGCTATCCAGCTCTGTCCTCATCGTGCTGCTTGCCCTGTCAGCGGTGAACTGTCGCTCAGTGAAGACAGCGACAAGGGAAAGCCGCACAGAACACGTCAGCGCAGTGAAGGAAGCCGAACGGCAGACGAACATCCTCAAGC